TCAGCCTTGTCCGATCTTTACCTCGGTCCATTCCCGGCCGCGTGAGTCCCGATATAGCTCGGTCATCTTGGAGGATTTGTGCCCCAGAATCGTCTGCGCCACTTGTTCCCCGTATTCATCTGCATAAAGACGCGCGGCTAGCGACCGGATCTCATGGTAGGTCGGCGGCGTACGGTCGGTTTCAATAGAGAGCTTGGCCTCATCCCGATACGTGGCAAACGTATTGCTGATCGTGCCGAGCTTCACATGTGAGCCCGCCTTGGCGTTCCCCCGCCCCTTCCGGTGGTGGATCATATGCTTCGAGACGACGGCATCCCGGCATTGCTTGACCACGTCCTCGACGGTCATGCCGATCGCGCTAAGGCGCAAGGTCATCGGAATGCGAACTTTAGTCTGATGACCCTTCCTGCCCTTGCTCTGCTCGACCCAAAGAAAACCGTCTTTGACCTGGCTGAACTGCATGCGCGCGACATCTTCCCGGCGCTGACCGGTGATCAGTGCCAGAAGCATCGCATTTTCCATCCAGTGCTGCCCGTCTTCGCGCACCTTGGCCAGCACGGCATTGAAGTCGTCAACCGTCAGCCGCGTGCGCGTCACGATGACCTTGGGCTTCTCGACGGGAGTCGCGGGATTGGAGCCTACCTTGATCAGTCCCTTCGCCTCAGCTGCCCGGAAGACATAGATCGCCCTTCGCAACACTCTGGCGGCCATAGTGGGACCGCGTTTCGTCGCATCCTCGATCAGATCCGACATGTTTCGCGTCGTGACCTTGTCGATAGATTGCACCGCAAAATCAGCGTTGCGCAGTGCGTTGAGTTCGTGCTTCGCGGCATCGAGAGTGCCGGCCTTGGCATCCTTCCGGCCTGCAAGCTTGGCTTCGTATTCATCGCACCATGCCGCCAGAGTCATCACATTGCCATCCAGTCTCTGGATGAGTGACACCGCCCCTTTGCGCCGGAGCAGTTCCGCATTGGCAGTTCTTGCCTGCTGGATAGCTATTCGAAGGTCATAGCCGAGCCCGACAGTTTTCCCGTCTGACGGATTGCGGAACCAGTAATACCCCTTCGAATTCTGATAGAGATTAGGCGGCCAGTTCCGCCTATCTGCGTTTCTTCGTCTAGCGGCCACCGATCATCCTCTCGATTCGATCAGCAACAGGATCAACATACTCGGCATCGGGTCGGCAAAAATATTGCCGACCTACCTTCTTCGGCCGAGGCCGGATTTTTCCATTCTTGACCCAGTTTAGTAGCGTATTGGCGTGCGGTACACGCTCTCCGAATATCGCTTCAGCCCAAGCCCTTACCGGTATCAGTTGTGCTGGCATTCTCTCCCTCCCAAACCCCATTCCCTCGCGGTGATCCGCAAAACGCGGCGCGCTGCCTCGATCATGCTGCCTGCGCCCTCGCAATCTCGACGAGCCGCGGATCGGCCTTCGTCAGCACGTCCAGCAGCAGCCGCTTTTCTTCCAGATACGTGACGGCGAACTTTGGGTCGTGCTTGACGATGCTCGACGTGTTGCTGATCAGGTCGGCGCATTTGATGGTCTGGACCCAGCCCGGTGCTGCGGCGAGCCGATCCCGCGATGCGGCTTTGCGCTCGGCGCGGTTGCCTGTTTCTAGGTCCGACAGCTTCAGCACGGCCGACGTTATGATGTCGCCGAACTCGCCGCGCAACGCCTCGGTCGAGACGCCCTGGTCCTCAATACAGTCGTGCAGCCACGCCACAGCGACCGACGAATCGGTGTCAAGAGCTACGGTAGCGACGATCCCCGCCACCTCGGCGAGATGATCGACATACGGATTGCCCGTGTACTTACGCGTCTGGTGCTTATGGACCTCTCGCGCGAATTGCATTGCCCTGAATGCGATGCTCATGCTCTCACCTCCGGCTCCAATGATTCGACAAGATTTTCCATCGCTGCCAACTCCTCCATCGTCAGCATGTCGACCGGACTTCCTGGCCACCAATCGTCAAACTCTCCTTCCCGGCCATCCGGCGCGAGCGCGCTGCTCACATAATCGAACTCGCTGCAATCGTTGAACACGACGATGCGCCATTCTCCAAACATGAACTCTACGTCGCCGCAGTAGATCTTGTCCCACGACTCATCGCCCTCGACCTTAACGGCGATTTCGCCGCGCAACGCCTGGCGGAACACCTCGACAATCTCGCTTGCCTGTATCGCGCTCACGCTCCCTCCCCTTCCTTCTCCAGCTCTTCAATCGCCTCCAGCGCCCATCGAAGCGCTGCGCCGGTACGCGGGCCGTAGTTGCCATTCTCGATGCACCACCGGAGTTCGGCTTTCAGTTCTGGCGCCTCAGGCATACGCGCTCCCTGGATGACCGGGCTCGTTGCTGCCGCGGCATTCGTTTCTGTGATCATTTGCATGAGGACACCTTTTGTTGCCACATTTGGCGCAGAGGATCATCCGCGTCATTTCAATCGGGATCGGGCCAAAGCCTGATTCCACGGTTTGACCGCGCAGACAAGCCCGGCATTGGCATTCGTCGGTCATCGTTTTCTCCGGGATGAAATCCATTCGAAAACCAACACAATCAGAAAGACAGGCCACAGCCATACAACCATGACGAACGAGCCTCCCTTCCCTGATAGCGGCGTACCTTCGCCGAGTTTTCCCGTGACGGCCAGGACGATCGCGAAGATCAGCCCGACGACCGGATATGCAAGAAACAGGTTTTCGCCGGTGATCATCACGCCCTCCTCGCCCGAACCGGCTCCCGCACTACGCGAAGCCCAATCGGCAGCATCAGTTGTACCGGGCCGTCGAAGTCATCGGCCATCATCTGGGCAAAGTCGGCGCACAGGTTGGCGGTGAGTTGAGGCGTGGGCTGGCGTGCGCGGGTGTAGGCGAAGGCGGATTCGAGGAAGGTGCGGCGGTTGGGGGTGTGGTTCATGTTTCAGAGTTGTCCGATAGATGGCGGAATGTTCACGTCCTACGATGTAACCTCTCAGGCCGCGCTCCCCCGCGGTTTTAAGCCTCGCCTTCTGGCGGGGCTTTTTTTCATTCAAGATGCGCAAATCGCTTCGATCCGTAGTAGTGTGCCGCCACACCAACCAGTGGAGCGCCAAATGAAAGCGACTCATGAAGTCTTGCGGACCGCGTATCGCGAGTGGATGGACGCTCGTGAGCACTTCGAGAGAGAGATGCGATTGATCCTCTTTGGCGGCCATCAGGACTTGGCCAAAGTCAGCGCACTACTCGACCGGCTGAACTCGACATATCGGCACTTCATTGAAGTGGGCAGGCCGCTAGTCGGGGTCGAGACGATCAATCGGTGATCTTGCCGTCCGATGCTGAGCCACCATCCTTGGCAGGCGCGGATAGGGCGCGGATAGCGTCAGCCACGTCTTCGTAATCGTCTTCCGGGATGCCGGGATGACTGCCGTACCAACTGTCGCCTTCCATCTCTCGTGTCAGGTCTTTGAGTTTCGCGAGCGCGGCAATGGCCGCTTCCTCCAGCGCAGCGCGGCGGGATGCTTGCTCGATGGCGCGGGCGAATACATAGGCCGTAATAGGTCCGTCTCCGACATCCTTCGCGCACTTTTCAAGGATCGTATCGATTTCGGCATCACTCATGGTCGCCTCCGCTTACTTGGGCGGCGAGAAGGGCGTTGAGTTGTGCAAAAACACCATCCGCCTCATCTGGCCTCCCTGCGAGCAAAGCGCAGCCATAGTTGGCCGCGAGCCGCAATATTTCGTCGAGCCGCACATCCGTCAGCGCCCGCGTCTGTGCTGGCACCGCTTGCGGGGATGCGGCGCGGGCGAGTTCTTCAATCACGGCGTACGCTGCGGTGAAGTCGTTCATCTGCCCGAAGTGGTCGCGCGCCCAATCAGGCACTCCGTTTGATCATTGGCCATGCTCACGCAGGTGCATCCATTCGGTATAGCGAGGAAACGCCGCCCGCTCATCGTCCAGCACCACGGCGGATTTCGGCGCATAGATGCCGGTTCGCTTTTCGGGGTCGCCTAGACGTTCGCGTTCGAGCGCTTCATAGTCGGTGTTGTCTGCCTCGCCAGCTTTAGCCGTCTGCGCCGCTTGGCACTCTTTGCAATGCCCGTACGACATATCCTGAAGCGGGACTAGCCCCCCACATCCTATGCAGTGGCCAGTTTGCACTGGCGTGGCATAGCGGCATCCCTCAGTGGCTCCCTTGTCCAAACAGTTTGGACCGCAATCGCAAGATTGCGCGGGGTGTGGTTGCGGGGCGGCGTGGACGATGCGGCGCCGCGTATAGCCGAACTGTTCGTAGGTGTCGTAGGTCTGCTTATCGACATCCCCCCATACGTTCTCTGGGGACGGCCAACCGGTCTGATAGATCGCATTCGCCGATTGCGCTGGCGCGGCAGGGGTCGGCTGCCCATTTGATACCCACCGGTCAATATCCGGGTCAGTGCAATGCCATGTGAGGCCGTCGATGACTCGCATGTCGCCGCGCTTAAGCTGACCCTGTAGAGCGGCAGGCTTGCTTGCAGATAGCAGGGCAGTATCGACAATGCGCTTCACAAGGATGACTCGCTCTTCTAGCGTCGTCTGGTACTTCATCGATTTAGCGAAGCCTTCAATTAGTTCATCCGTCATTTCAACGCCTCACATAAGGATTGTTCGTTTGGTCGGTCAGGCCGGCAATGTAGTCCAAGCTGACCCGGTAAAGTTTGGCCAGTTCGGCCGCCATAGTCAGGCCCGGCAGGTGTTCGTCCCGCTCAACCTGATTGAGATATGTCGGGCTCATATGAATTCGCTTCGCCACCTGTGCCGCTGAGATGTTCGCATCGGTTCGCAACCTTCTCAGGCGCGCGCCGATCGTTTCACTCATGCCGTGCATAGTTCCTCCGCTGAAAATAACCATTGCTGCGCCGGTTCTGGTCGTCCGTTGATCCGCTCCGTCCATGCTTTCGCTTCCCGCCAGTCGTTCGCATTGCGCCCCTGCTTGCGCGCTGCAAAGCTCCACGCCATTGAATCAGCCGTGTGCAGCAGTTCTCGCACGATCCACGATGAGAGCGCTGTCGACTTCAGCCCGAAACCGTGAAGTTTCAGATCCGGCCGCACCGCCTTGATCGCCATCAGCACGGCTTCAATCGCGCGCGGATCGCCGTTGCGCTTACACACCGAGCCGACGCCGACCCATGCGCCATGCTTCAGGCGATCCCCGTACATCTCGATGTGCCGCACGTAGTCCGCCGGCGAGTAGCCCTGCAACACCGGCATGATGTAGACACCGCCGACATCGCATTTCAGCAGTGCGTCATATCGCTCGATCGTGAGCTGCTGGTGTTGCTCGATCGTCATGCCAGTGATCTTCAGCATGTGCGCCTCGCACATGTAGTCCTGCGCGACGGCGGCCAACAGATTTCCGTTAGTCGACCAACGCTTGATCTCGGCCGCGTAGACCTCGACTCTTTCCGGATAGCCACCATGCGTCAGGATCGTGGTGAAAGCGCCGCTGTCCATGATCCAGTCGCCGACCGAGAAACCAGACTTTCGCTTTGCCAGCCGCTTGACGCTGACGAACGCCGCGTCGAAGTGCTGTGCATCGGACGGCTGGTGAAGGCCGGTGAAAAACCGCATGCTCGTCTCACGATTGAAGGGGTAAGGGGTTGCCGCGATACGTCTTCGTCAACGCAGCATCGACAGCGCGCCCGCGCGAGCGGACGACGTTCGCGAGCTTCGCGCGGTCTTGATGACTCGCTGTCGCTTGCCGCAGGAGTCCGAAATAACTGTTCGCCATCTCGAAGACGTCTCCTGCCGGCGCGCTTGCCACGCGCCGCAACGCCTCATTCCGCGTACGCTTACGCGTTTCTCTCCTCCACGGCTTAATGACTTGGCCCACGAAATCAACGCCGTGCTCGATCGGCTGCAAGATCGTCTTGCTCGGATTGATGTGGACACCGAGCCGCGCCGGCAGGAAACCGGTCAGATCGGCGAGCACGCCGTTGAGGTATCGCGGTGACTCGTGCAGGAACACGAAGTCATCGACATACCGGATGTAATGCCGCGCGTCGAGCACGTGCTTCGCGCGCTGGTCGAGCACGTCGAGATAGACGTTCGCGAAGAACTGACTCGACAGGTTGCCGATCGGCAAGCCGAGGTGCGCGGGCTGACCCAATAGACGCTTGTGCACCGGCACGAAGTTCATCATCTCCGGATCTCCGCGGTAGACGAAGTCGTCCCGTGGATCGTGCATCAGCACGAGCTCGGTCAACGCGCGCCAGAACGGCTCGGAGATGGGCGGCATCGTGTGGCGTATCACTCGCCCGGAACATACGGGATCGTCCATTCCGACGCATCGCAGCGAAGGCGCCCTCTCTGCCCACTACGACACGATGCGAGAACTGATCAACGACGGCGACGTGACTGCGCTGCATCTGAAGGTGTTTGATGCATTGCGGGCGGAACTCAACGCGGAGATTGAATGACAACCATCAAGCGAATCATCTGCGAACTGTTCGGTCACAAGTCACCCGGCAGCACCGTGACGTCTTGGACCCGCGCAGGCTATGTGTTCTGGCAGTGCCCGCGGTGCCGTGAAAACGTGGCGAAGGCTCCGAAATGACGGCCGCCCTCTACAGAGAGTTCACCCTAAAGAACGGCGGCGTCTGGAATGCCGTCGTCGCATTCATCAAGGCCAACGCGCCGGTCTTTGCCGACAAGGGCGAGCCGCTTCGCCTTATCGTGACGGCCGAGGAGCGGCAGCGCAACGCCCAGCAGAACCGCTTCTACTGGGGCGCGGTGCTGAAGCAGATAGCCGAGTCCGCATGGGTCGACGGCAAGCAGTACGACAAGGACACGTGGCACGAGTTCTTCGCCCGCAAGTATGGCGTGCTGGACGAACTGACGCTGCCCGATGGCGAGATCATCACGCGCCGGAAGTCGACGACGCAGATGAGCGTGGGCGAGTTCAGCGAGTACCTGAATCAGGTGCAGGCCTACGCCGGTGAAACGTTGGGGGTGACGTTCGAATGAAAGACAGCCGTCTCTATCTAGTACTTGCAGCCATCTATTTAGCGCCGCATCTCTCTCCGATGGTTGCCATTTTCTCTGGCGCGTACCTGACGGCCGCCGGGCTCTATGCCATGTGGAGGGAAGCATGAAGCGCTCGCCACTCCAACGAAAGACGCCACTCAAGCGTGGCTCCTGGAAAAGCTCACCGGTCGATCAAAAGGACTGGCGCGCCGAGATGCGAGCCAACCCCAAGCGATCGACGCTCAATAGCAAGCCAAAGCGCGTCACCGTTGCCGAGGGTGCGAAGTATCTCAAAGCGTGCCGCGGCGAGCGGTGTTACCTCAACGTGTTCGGCGTTTGCTTGCATGACCCGGCGACAGTCGTTCCATGCCACTCCAACCAAAGCAAGCACGGAAAAGGCATGGGTATCAAAGCGAAGCACGAATTCACCGTGCCCGGCTGCCGGACATGCCATGTATTCATCGACCAAGGTAGCGCGACGCGCGAATACAAGTTCGACATATGGGATCGGGCCTACGCGGAGTGGGAGCCGGTGCGGGCTAGAAAAATGGGATTGGAATTGAAGGAGGCGGCTTGATATGGCCACACCACACGACATAACGGGAATGCGCTTCACAAGATTGGTTGCTCTTCGGGTTCATACCGAGATGCCCATTAATCAACAGACTCTCTGGGAATGCCAATGTGATTGCGGCAATACGCATCTCGTAAATCGCAAGAACCTAATAGGCAATTTTGTCAGAAGTTGTGGATGCCTTGTAAAGGAGAGCATAAAAAAGGCATCCGAGGCAAATTTTACGCACAGGCACGCGAAGACGAGCATCTATCGCATATGGGGGTTAATGAAGACTCGCTGCAATAACCCTTCGAATCCAGCTTACCCACAATATGGCGGAAGGGGCATCAAGGTTTGCGAACGTTGGGAGAAGTTTGAGAACTTCTTGGCTGATATGGGTGAGCGACCTCTAGGAATGTCTCTTGATAGATACCCTGACGTCAACGGTAATTACGAGCCGTCTAATTGCCGCTGGGCCACTCGTGTGCAGCAAGCAAACAACCGTACCGACAGTTGTCATGTGACCTTCAACGGGAAAACACTGACATACGCGGAATGGGAAGCGGAAACAGGGATAAAACAAGGGGCGATTCGTAAGCGATTGCTCGCAGGGTGGGATGTGGAAAAAGCACTTACGCAGCCGACAAAGGTTTACAACAAGGAGGCTAAATGAGCGGGCCAAAGCGATACGGCACCTCAGCCGCTCACCGCGAGGACGGCGTTTTCTGTCTGTACGCCGAATACGAAAAGCTCGTGGCGGAGAGGGATGCGTTGCGGGCAGTCAATCGTGAATTGCACCGGCGCGCGCATCAGATCGAAGCCCCGCGCCAGCAGTTCAAGGCGCTGTTGCGTCAGGCCAATGACCATTGGGGCGATACGTGGATGCATGAGTTCGATCGTCTGGTGAACGCTCACCAAGAAATTCAGGCCATGTTCCGCGAACTGGCGCGGGTCTATGAATACCCGATGGACGGCCAGCATATGCATTCGTGCATGGATTCGAATGTCGAGTTCCCGCGCGAGAAGCATCCAGGAGTACCAGTTCCTGTCTGCGGGAATTGCAACGCCGATCAACGATCTTAATTCGGCGATCATCGCGGCATACAACGCCTACTCGCCAGCGACGGCTCAGAATGCGAACCTCTCGAGCGCCGTCAAGATCAATGGACTGGAACGCAACGTTCCTACGAATTCGACGGTCGATCAGATCATTGTCGGCGTTGTCGGAACGACCATCACGAACGGCGTGACGCAGGACGCGAACGGTAACAAGTGGAGCCTGCCGGCGCTGATTACGATTCCGCCCAGCGGCACGATCACTGTTACAGCAACTTGCCAGGCCGCAGGCGCTATCCAGGCCGGCATTGGCACGGTCAATCAAATAGCGACTCCGACGTTTGGCTGGCAGACGGTGACGAACGCAACCGCAGCTGCGGCCGGCGCACCAGTAGAGACTGACTCGCAGCTCAAGGCGCGTCAAGCGGTATCAACTGCGCTGCCCTCGCGCACGGTTCTCGAAGGCACGGTCGGCGCTGTGTGGGCTGTGACGGGTGTCACTCGCGTTACGCCATACGAGAATGATCTGAGTACGACGGACGCGAACGGCGTTCCTGGTAACAAGATCTATCTGGTGGTCGAAGGCGGCGACTCGACGGCAATTGCTAACGCGATTGCCTCCAAGAAAACGCCCGGGACTGGCACCTACGGCACGACCACTGTATCGGTCACGGACGCCTATGGCATTGCCCATAACATCAACTTTTATCGCCCGACGTACGACGCCATCACCTGCGCGATCACCCTGAAAGCGCTGACGGGATATACATCGGCGATCGGTGCGGCGATTCAGGCTGCGGTGTCGAACTATGTCAACGCAGTAGTGATCGGCGGCGCTCCTAGCGGTACGGTGGAATGGGATTCTGCGCTTACTGCAGCAAAGTCGGTATCGGGCAGCAACACCTTCCGCATTATTTCGCTCACGCTGAGTGGCCCTGGTGGCGCAGGATCGCCCGATGTGCCGCTCGCATTCAATCACGCCGGACAGGCTATACCCTCTAGCGTGACGATCACGGCTACCTGATATGGCGCTCGCTACCGACTACACCTCGCTCATCACAAGTGAGCATTCGTCGAAGCCGAAGTTTGCCGCAATGTTTGCGGCGGTCGCCCAATGTTTCGTCGATCAGATAAACGTGATGCAGTCGATACCGGCTGCGTTCGATCTTGATCAGGCTGTTGGCGTGCAGCTTGACGCAGTTGGGCTGTGGGCGGGCATCACGCGCCAAGTCAGGACGCCGCTCAATGTCTACTTCTCGCTCGATACGGCAAACTTGGGTTTCGACCAAGGTAACTGGCAAGGTCCGTTTGATCCATCGACGGGTTTGACGTCGCTTGACGATTCGACCTTCCGCACGCTGATCCGTGCGAAGATCGCTGCTAATTCATGGGACGGAACGATACCGGGTGCGGCGGCAGCGTATGCGAATCTGTTCGCCGGATCCGGAAGCTACATCTTCATCCAGGATAACCAGGACATGACCATGACGGTCGGTGTCTCTGGAGCGATTCCGAGCGCGCTTCTGCGATCTCTGTTCACTGGAAACTACCTCAAGCTTCGCCCGGAAGGCGTGCTCGCCAACTACATCGTGCCGTCTGCCAATAACACGCCGCTATTTGGATTCGACGTGAACAATCAATGGATCGGAGGTCTGGACGCCGGTTCTTGGGCTGTAGCAGCCTGATTTCTCCATCTTGCATTTAAGCCGTCTTCGGACGGCTTTTTTATTTGGACTTCTGAATGGCAACCAACGATTTCCAGACCTTTGCGGCTGGTGGCGGCGCAAACGTATTGACGCAAGCTCAGTACCTTGCATTGTCGTCGATCCTTGCGAATGGCTTTTCTGCCGGCGTCGCTCCGTCTGCGCAACTCAACAAAGTCTGGCGCCAAAGCTCTATCATGTCGGCCGTTCTAGGCCAACTCATCGTCAACACGACGGGACAGAACGCCACGGACGACGGCACAACGGCGACGCTCCTGACAAACCTGATCAACGCTATCAGCGCGAATTCGGAGTCAGTCATCGGCGGCGTCCGTAATCTGGCCATGAACATCGCCACAGCCAGCGCATCGGCGACATTGACCGCAGACGAGATCATCGTCGGATCCGCACTCGGCGGCCTGAAGTACACGCTCGCCAGCTTCAGCAAGACCATCAACCTCGCCACCACCGGCGCCGGCGGCATGGATACCGGATCTGCCCCAGCATCGGGGTTCGTCGCGATCTACGCGATCTATAACCCGACAACGCAGACTGCGGCGCTACTTGCGACTAATGCCGCCACGAAGCAGGGCAATGTGTACGGTGGCGCAAATCCGCCAGCTGGATATACGGCGAGCGCGTTGGTCAGCGTGTGGCAGACGAACTCGAGTGGACAGTTGACAGTAGGTACACAAGAAGACCGGTCAATCTCGACAGTGTCCGTTGGTGTTTTGACATCGTCAACAACACAGTCAACGCCCGTCGCGCTGACTATTTCCTCAGCCGTTCCGGCGAATGCGCGCTCTGTCTCTGGATATTTGTCGCTGGGGTCCACGTCCATATCAAGCATGTTCCTGAACTTGTTTTCAAGCTCGGCATCTACCGGTCAGCAGACAGCAGCCGGCACAGTGTCGGCAGGCACCAGCCTATTTACCACATTTCGCAATCTCCAGATGGTATCTGCGCAGACCTTGTTTTATACCGCGGGCAATGGTGCGGGGACGCCCACATTTTCAATCACGGTCAGTGGCTATGATTTCTAGGAGTATTTGATGCTCAGCGTTCAGTTTTCGGATTCTACGCAGACGGCAGTGATAGCATATTTTGGCTGCCCACAAGATCCTAGGTATTGGCCGAACCAAGGAACGGTCACGGCCAGCGATGCGCCATGGAAAGCCTTTTACGATGCTCAGCCGTCGTGGGTACAATCGCAACTGCCAGTTCCCGTCTAGCCGAGTTGGTCACTATTTTGCGTAGCCATCTGCCCGGCTCTGTGCAAAAATCAGCACTTCCCTACAAGTGCACAAACCGATGAGCGCCAACCTCTCAGAAGCCGCCGGCAGAGCCAACTCGAAAATAGATGAAGACGTCGCAGCCTGGATCGGTGTCGCCATCATTAGCTTGTTCGTCCACATCTATCTTTCCCTTGCATTCACTGGAGAAAATTTGCACGTATGGGGAGACGAGATCATTTACAGTATGGAGGCGCGGAGTCGTGATTTCCATGGCGCCGTTTATCAGAATTACCTGTATCTGGCGCTTTTCTCGATTATACGATTCGCCCATCAAGGCTTTCTTGAGCTCGCTCGAAGCATTAATGCGCTGCTGGTAGCAGTTTCAGTTCCGTTTGTATATGCGACAGCCAAGATCTATTTGGCAAAAAGATGGTCGCTGCTTATCGCGTTGATTACCGGAATTGCACCGATCACGACTTATGCGGCGTACTTCATGCCGGATGCGATGTACTATTCCGCATTCTGCGTCTTTGCGTGGTTTTGTCTAGCGTGCGCGGGCCTCTCTCCGGTTATTTATGGTCTGTCTTTGGGGTTGTTGGCGGCCGTGTTGGCAATGATCAAACCCCATGGAGTATTCATACTGATCGGATTTGTTGCTTCGCAGGTTATGCTGTGCGCCGCAGTCCGATCGAGAGAGAAGGCTCTTGCGGTGGTCAAGGTTATCTTGGCCTGTATCGCGTCCTTTGTCCTGGTCAGGTTTTCCGTGGGATACCTGTTTGCCGGTAAAAGCGGACTGAGTCTGTTTGGTCAATATTCGCGATTTGGTCAAGTAGGATGGACTGCGGCACAATATTTATCGGCGTGGAAGTTGCTTATCTTGCTGACAAAGGGGCATGTGATTTCACTGGTATTGCTTACCGGGCCAGCGATACTCGCACTGTTCATGCCGCATACAGGCGATTCTTCTGAGCGCGAAAAAAGCCTCCGGTTGCGCACGCTCGCTCTCTCCGTGTTGGCGCTGATGTTTTTTGTCACGCTGGCCTTTTCGGTGAGAAACGCCGAAGGGGAAATATCGTCGGATGCACTTCGGTTGCATATGCGGTATTACAATTTCATTTTCCCGCTTCTTTACATCGTCGTAGCAACCAGCATCGGCCAGATCACGCGGGTCCCGAAGATATTGTTGCTGTTGTCATTAGCCATGGTTTTGCTTGCGGCCAGCGCGGTTGGGGGAAGTTTGCATGGTTTCTTTCCTTTCGAAGTGGACTCGCCTGAGTTGCGGGGAGTGACGGCTCGTACGTGGACGCTGGTGCTTTCGGCACTCCTTTCTGCGCTATCCATCATTCTTTTTGCTTGGCGACCATCGCGGGGTGCCCGTTTCTTTCTTGTCTGTGCGTTGCCCGTTATGGCGGTTATCGGGACATGCTTCATAAACCTTGACCTGCGAGCCAGGATGGTCGATATGCCCGGAGACGTCGCAGGAAAAATGGTTCGGGAATATCTTGGGGCGGATGCAACTCACATCGGCTTCTTTGGTGATGTGACCCAGACCAATCAGGCAATGTTTTATATCGGGGATGCCGATTCGTTCATGTATGGACTTGATGAAGGAGAGGCGGTCCCGTCGACATTGATTGCTGGCGCGCGCGTTGATGGTAAATTGATGCCGCCTTGGGCGACGCTCCCTGCTTCTACAAAGTGGGCGGTCGTGTTCGGTGTCAGGCCCGTTCCTGCGACATACCGGGCAGTCCTGACTGGCCCGGATTGGACGCTGTATAGAATTAATTAAATGCACGGTTCGCGGCCTGGATTCAGCTCGTCACCATCTGTAATTCATGGTGAGTACGTGCGCATGCGTCCACAATGCCGGTATCGGATTCCCTGCCTTCGAACCGTTCGCGAAATATTGATAGCGCACGCTCAACCGCCTGTACGCTACGCTCGCGCCTACGACATACCCCAGATGCCAGCCTTCCTCGTCGACAAAGTGAGACTGATACGGCGTCTGGCCGATGTAGTTGACCTGATTCGTCGCATCGGCGGTCCACGTCGGACGGTGATAGTACGGACCGGCCTCGACGCCGAACCGCCAGCCTGCATAGTCGTAGTGCGGCTCGATCGTCGCGAGAAAGCCCATGTCATGTCCTGAACCGCTGAAGTTCGCGAGCGGCATCGCGACGCGCTCGGTCTTCGTGGCCAGGTTGTAATTGGCATCGCTCGTCGCATAACCGGTCGAATGAATTGCGCCCAGCCATGCATAGTTCAGATGCCATGAAACGCCCCAGTGCTCGGCCTGATAGGCGTCGCCCGTGAAGCCTGCTTCGATGGCCGGCGCAGTCAGTTGCACCTTGTGCGGAAAGCCCTCCTGTAACCAGAGGCCGTCTGCCGCCTGGGTGTAGGCCGTCCCGCCGATACCGGCTTCCGCGTTGAAGAATGACTCTGCATGCGCACTTGCAGCGGCGCAGCCGAGTGACATCGCTACGGCTGCTGCTCGCCATCCTGCTCCGGGGAACCGGAGGGCGCGGTTAGATCTATCTCGGCTCCGGCCTCGCGCATCCTGGCGAGCACGGCCTCGATGTCCCGCGGTTTCAGCACGAGTCGAGCCATTCCGAAGAAGAGCATGTGCGCGCCGAGCTCCCGCTTGTTCTTGATGCTTTCGGATTTGGACGTGTATCGGCGAAACGCCCTGTCCCCGGCAACGCCAAACAATTCCGCCATTTGCGCGCCCGTCAGACCCAGTTGTGTCTTCAGGCGCTCGATGTCCTCTGGGAGAGGTGCCTTGTAATGCATGTCGGGAGATTCCATGTGCGCGAAAAGGCGCACGAAAGCAGACTTTCATGATCGTTCCTATCGGGATGTCGGACCGCGCGGGAAGCGCTGTGCCAGTACGACCATACTAGGACCGATGGACCTGTTTAGTCAAGCGTTAGTTCACTGCGCACCAACATCCACAACACGACCACGCCCGCACCAGCGGGCTTTTTCTTTTTCCGGGGTTTCTCAATGGCAATCGGCGATCAGGCCGCAGAACTGGTGCGAAGCGATGTTGTTGCAAGCGCCGTTAAATCACTTCCCCCGGTTTCAGTCGTGAGCATGCACTGGCTCGGGTTCCAGTTATCGGACCTCGTTATGGCGACCACGCTGATTTACACAGTGCTCCAGATCTTCGCGCTCATCCGTGACAAGTTCTGGCCGCACAAGCGCAAGAGCAAACGCGAGTAGTTCCGGTTCATTGCCCGCTTCGGCGGGCTTTTTTATGGGGTGTTGTCATGAATCTCGCCCTGCTCGAAGCCGAGCTGCGCCGCGATGAAGGCGTGCGCTATATACCGTATCTGGACTCGGCAAAGCCGCCCAAGCGAACCGCCGGTGTTGGTCACAACATCGATGTTTCGCCGCTGCCCTCTGCTTGGACATTCCCGCTGACCGATGCGCAGGTCAATCAGGTGCTCGAGCGGGACATCTCGACGACGCTCGCGAAGCTCGACCAATACCTTCCGTGGTGGCGCCAGATGGATGAAGTGCGTCAGCGCGTCATCGCCAACATGTGTTTCAACATGGGCATCGGCAACGCGTCGCTCGGTACAGGTCTGCTCGGATTCAAGAACACCCTTGCAGCCATGCAACGCGGTTCGTATGCCGTCGCTGCGGCCGGGATGAAGGCCAGTTCCTGGTACTCACAAGTCGGAGCGCGCGCGCAGCGTCTTTGTCAGGCGATGGAAACCGGTGTGATGCCGGTCGTCGCCGGTGTCGCCTGAATATCTGCCGCACGAATAAACGTCAAATATCTGCCACACGAATAGCCGCCCGCGAGGCGGCTTTTTTGCGCCCCAAGGAAATCAATGGCCTCGAATCTCAAATACAGCTCGGCATTGAAGACATCGCAGCAGACGGCAATCTCGACCGCCGCAGGCTCGTCCGCCATCCTCACGCTATACAGCGGCACGCAACCTGCCTCGCCTGATACTGCGGTCACGTCTCAGGTCGCACTCTCGACCCATACGTGCGCGGCGACTTTTGGCACCGCGTCCGCTGGCGTGCTCACGGTCGGCGCCATCGCTAACGGCACCGGCACGGGCGGTGCGGGCGCTGGCACCGCGGCTACCTGGTATCGCCTCACGACCTCCGGCGGCACCGCGCTGGTCGATGGCAGCGTCGGCACTAGCGGCTGCGACCTGAACCTCACGGGCACGACCAACATCGCGACGGGCCAGACGGTGAGCATTTCGTCGTGGACGTTGACCAACGGCAACTGATTTTCAGGGAGCTCCATGAACTGGTACGCCATCTTCGCCGCTGGCGCAACGCCCGCAAATAGCGACCCGGTATCAACGGGAACGGTCATCGATCCGGCCGCGCTGCAAGCAGCAGACATGACCTCCATTCAGCTATCGGGAGATCCGGCTGGTCTCGTCTGGCAGCGATCGACGCAAACCTTCGTTGCGCCTTTCGTCGTCACCACGCTGAGCACCGTCGAGTTCATGGCGCTCTTTTCGCAGGCGGAACGTGTGGGTATCAGGACGTCAACCGATCCGGCGATTCAGGACTTCGTCTGGCAGACGAACAACGCGCGAACCATCACGCTGAGTGATCCGGTCGTCGTCAACGGGCTGGCGTACTGGAACGGCAACGCGGTGGTCTATGCGTTCCTGTGCGAGGACGGCAGTGGCCTTGTGGTGGAAGAGTTCGACCTGAACGACTTCGTTTGGTCCGAGTTCGACGCCCAATTCACGGAATGGTCCACCGCGCCGAAATTCAGTGAGCGCGCAGAAGTTAAAGGCTGGCTGATGGATGCGCCGCCGTACGAGGCGGGCTAATTGATGTGCGCTCAAGGGCGCGGGAGGAAAGCTAAACGATGACCGACGATGAAGCACGCGCCGACGCGCGCACGGGCACTGGATGGATTAACTGGGATACTGAGCGCAACTGCCCTATGTGGAGCACAAGCAGCGATCCGACGATCACTCTAGATGGTGAATTCACCGTGAGGGAACTGTTGGCGGTCCCGCACTTTGGGCCACAGGTCGCGGACTGATTGACGTGCGAGAGCGCGAGGAGGAAGGATGATCATTCGAGACGACTTGCGCCGTCTGATGGCGCAGAACCTGCTGGACTTCATTGAGGAGCACCCGGACGAGCCGATCTTCGCGGCATACCCGAACCCGGCGAAGGAGTTTAGCGTGAGCACGCGGGGCGAGGATATAGCGATCACGCACCCGACGCTTGGGACGGTGTTGCTGACGACGAGGTGAGGGAATGGATGACGCGCTGCCGGATGGCAGGCTAGAGAGGAATGCGCCCGAAGCGTGCAGCAATGCACCGGGCGGTTTACAGCGGATCGCCTGTTATGGCGGTTTACAATCGGTGGTCTGTATAGGATCAGGCGGGAACGCCGGAGCCAAATGCGGCGATGACCTTGTCGAGCATGTGATCTGCCAGCCGGGGCATGAGAGTTGCCGGCGCCCCGATGTGCGTGAGCAATGCCGACTGGTGCCAGCCAAGCGGTACGTCGGGAACCGGATCGGACCCGCACTTGTAGATATGCACCGACACCTTGGCGAGCAGCGTGCGCACGCCGAGATCAGGGCTGACGCGCGGAGCCTCAAACCCGTACACGGCCGCCGGCGGCTTTCCGGCGAGTGTCAACGCAACAGCGGCGCACACAGCCAACGCACCGCCGAGCGAGTGACCAACTAGCGTCACCGGCTGATCGCCTATCGCCTTCACGACATCGGCCGCGATGGCTTGCCAAGCACTCCAGAAGCCGCGATGGATTTCGCCGACACCAGGCACGCTGACCGTCAACACGTCGAAGTCGGTCGCCCAGCAGGCATCGTTGTCAGATCCCGGGAACGCAACCACCAGCCCCGCCGCAGTATTCCGCACGATCGCCCGCGAGGCGCTATCCGCTTTGCCTGGCAAGGCTGAGAGGGTATTTATCGGCTCGTAGCGAACCTGCTTGTGCCGGCTGAAGGCCGGGCGCGTGCGCTATTCGATCGAATGGCCCGGGGTGAGCCGTGAGGAAAAGGCGGAGGGCTACATCCTGCCGTGCGTGGCGATCGCGGAAACCGACCTGGTGATCGAAGTGCCGGATGCGGTCGTGCTACCGGCGCGCTGAGTGAAGGTGCGAGCGTGAAGGGCGAGGCGCCCCGCTCGCCGACGGCGACAAACGCCGCGTCTTACCGACCGTTGCCCATTGCGCGAGCGATTTTCTTATCCGTGTTGTACTGGCTCAGCGCATACACCGACCAGATCGCGGCCGGCACCCAGCCGATCACCGTGATCTGCAGAATCAGACAGATGATGCCCGCAAACGGACGGCCGATCGTGAAGAACTGCAACCACGGCAGAAGGATGGCAAGCAAGAGACGCATTCGGTTTTCCTGTTCCTGTCATTGCGGCAGCGTGCGTTAGTTCGCGTGGGACGCATCTGCCTCGTTGTTGAACGTATCAAGCGGACGGATCAAGCGGCGCAAAGCGCGGCACCTTGACGCCGTCCTGCTCGACCAGCTCGAAAAATACCGTCGCCGGCCGGGTCCAGATCGTACCATTGGCCGCCTTGTAGACGATCATCGTGACCGTCGGATCCGATTCGAGCGTGGCCTCGCACACCAGTTCGTAAATGCCGCCTTTGTAGTGCCGGTAACGCAT